AAAAGATCCTAAGAAAGACAATGATGTTTTTTTACTCTTAGACGACTGTATGTATGATAAACGTATGATCAGAGATACCAACATTCGTGGCATATTCATGAATGGAAGACATTGGAAAATTACATTCATGTTAACAATGCAATATTGTATGGACTTACCCCCTGATCTTAGAGCAAATATAGACTATGTATTCATTTTAAGAGAAAATATTATTCAAAATCAAGAAAAACTTTATAAGAATTTTTTCGGTATTTTTCCACAATTCAGTGTTTTTCAAGATGTTTTAAATGCTTGTACAGAAGGATACGATTGTCTTGTTTTAGATAACACTTCAAAAAGTAATAACATACAAGATTGTGTTTATTGGTATCGAGCAAAACCCAATAGAAAATTTAGAATAGGATCAAAAGAGTTATGGGACTACTGTGCTAAAAAATATGATAAAAATAAAACTAAGGAAACTGCAGACGAAGATCCTAAAAAACTAAGAAAGAAAAATGCCGTAAGTGTTACAGTTAAAAAGTTAAAATAACTTAAAGAAGATTATTTAAAGGCATACAATATGTAATGTAGTGTAATGTATTATGGATAAGATAAATAAATTAAAGTCTATACCTCAGCATGAACAGCGATCAGAAGCTTGGTTTAAACAAAGAGAGGGTAAATTGACAAGTTCAGACGCAGGTACAGTTCTCGGGTTAAATCCTTATCAACGACCACATGAAGTTCTCTTTAAGAAATGTGGACATGATCCAAAACCTTTTGTAGGTAATGTAGCCACTTTACATGGTCAAAAATACGAAGACGAGGCAATTGATAAGTACTGTAAACTTACAGGCCAAGAAAACCATGATTTCGGACTTATAGCTCACGAAGATGTACACAATTGTAGTGATTATTACTGGCTAGCTGGTTCACCAGACGGTGTTTCAATGTCTAAAGAAGAAAATGGAAGACCTATTCTTCTTGAAGTAAAATGTCCTTATAAGAGACCTATTAAATTTGGATATATCCCTGCGTATTACTATCCTCAGGTTCAGTTGAATATGTTTATCTGTAATCTAGAAGATGCAGATTTTATAGAATATAAACCACCAGACATCATGAACATTGTCAGGGTTAAAATTGATCACGTCTGGTTAAATGAAAATTTACCTATTTTAGAAAAATTCTGGAAGGATGTTGAATATTATCGAGAGAATGACATCAAGACGCATCCAAAATATAAACCGCCAAGACCACCTAAGAGAGTTTTAGATCTACGTGATACTTCAGATGACGAGGCAGTGTGTATCCCAGATTTGATTATAAGGGACATTTAATTTTACAGAAAATATTTCAATTTAAAAACTTAATTTATACTAATGTAAATTCCAAAATGGGAATCAGAGGACTCAATAATCTCATAAAGAAGTATGCGCCGGACGCTATTTCAGAAAAAGAAATAAATTTATACAAAGGTTCTATAGTAGCTGTTGATTGTAGTATACTCTTATATAAATTTAAATATGCTTCTCGTACTCCAAATTCACATATTATAGGTATAGCAAATAGAATTAAGTACTACTTCATGAATGGAATTCTTCCAGTGTTTGTATTCGATGGTACACCTCCTGAGGCTAAAAAGAGTGTACTTGTTAAAAGGCAAGCAAATAAAGAAAGAATGTATGTCCGTCTTGAACAGCTGAGAGAAAGAATTCCTGAGAATAACGAAGAAGAAAAACTTATAAATGAAGAAATAGAAAAAATTACATCTCAGCTCATTGTTATAAAGAAAAAAGACATTGAAGAATGTAAAGAATTCCTAGAATTTTCTGGAATACCTTACTGTACAGCTCCAGAAGATGCTGAAAAGTATTGTGCTTTTTTACAAAGAAACGGCCGCGTAGATTATACAGTTACGGATGACACGGATGCCACAACATTTGGATGTAAGAAAATTCTAAAAACTGGTATTTCAAGATACATTACCGAGATAGATACTGACGTTTTATTGTCTAAATTTGAAATGGACATGGATTCATTTGTAGATTTTTGTATACTTTCAGGATGTGATTATACAGAACCAATTGCTCAGATAGGACCTGTTACATCTTTCAATTTGATCAAGAAACACAAATGTATAGAAGAAGTTCTGAAGGTAGTTAGTAAAAAAAGCGAAAATTTTAATTACATTATTTCTCGCAAGATATTCAAAGAATTTGATTATGAGCTACCTGAAGAATTTACTAAATTGGTGTGCGATAAAGAAAAATTAATTACATTTCTAAATGAAAAGGAAATTAAAGAAAATGTAATTTCTAAATTTATTAAAATTGTAATTTAAATTATTTTTTTTTTCTTCAGTATATATTAAATATTAAAAATGGGAATGCTCGAACTATTTTTCGGCAAGAAGAAGAAGTGCAAGGGTCGCAAGGTCCGCAAGGGTCGCAAGGTCCGCAAGCTTTCGTCGTCGGCGCGCGTCGTAATCAACGGCAAGAAGCGCAAGGTATACAAGGGTTGCAACGGCGGCCTTTACTACAAGCGTACCAAGAATGGTAAGACCTACCGTGTCTACATTTCGCCCAAGCTTCTCCGCAAGAAGTCTTCGACTCGCATGGGTGGTACCCGTTTCGGCCGTCGCGGTGTCAAGAAGGGTTCGCGTCTTAAGATGACCAAGGCTGCCAAGCGTGCTCGCGCGTACGCCCGCAAGCGTCGTCGTTGCCTCAAGAAGGGTATGCGTCTTAAGAAGGGCCGCTGCCGCCGTATGTAGATACACAGCTTAAAGTAAATACACCGATTAAATAAATAATACATTTACGCAAATTCCTATGTGTGTTAATGTATTATTTTACATATTTCCATTCTACATGTATAACTCATCGAATGTAATTTTTTCATGTTTAATGAATAAAACTTTTTCAATTAGTCTAATACTTGTGGGGTAAATTTTTTCCGTGTTTACTCTCTTAATAATTATCTTTCCTTCGGGAAATTCGACATTAATTTCGATTATACAATTACATCTGTAATTCTCAAGACATTTGATACGCTTAATGTATTCGGCTCCATTGGAAGAATTACTATGTATCTTAGCAAATTTAATAAGTTTCTTGAAATTAGAAGACAACAAAATTAAATTATTGTCTTCTTCAAGTGTTTGTAAGCAGAATGTAATTTTTTCTACAGGTTTCCATTTGAAAAATGAAAAATTAACACCTGTTAAGATAGGAAGATTTGCCGGTAGCATAAAAATTTCTTCATCATCCGACAAATTTTTGAAATATTTTATGTCTTCAGAATAAGTAAGTATTTTAAATGTAAAGTCTTTTACATTCGTATTTGATAGCATGATGTCTACTTCTGAAATACGTTCTTCAAAAGATTGATAATTTATTTTATTACCTGAAATCATAAAAGCATCATAAAAAGTAAGAAATTTATCTGTGTAAGAAATTTCAAAAATACTACCATTGAAGTATTCATCTAAAGTGTCTAGTTGTATTTGATACACACTTAAATCTTTGAAGACTATCACCGAAATATTTTCTCCAGTGGCATTTTTAAATAGAAAAAGTAAAGCTCTTTTTGTATTTACAGTATCTTTAATATAAAAGATGTATCTATAATTAAAAAGCTTAAAAATGTGTTTTCTTTCGATATTTATAGCATTTTGAAGAGGAAAGTACATGTCATGATTTCCAGTCCAGTTATTGTTTAAAAGAAAAATAATCTGTTTTTTAAAGTTTTCGTTAATTATCTCAGTCGCCATACTTAAATGTAGTTAAATGTGTAATGTCTATTGTCTTTAAATAAATTTAAAGATACACGACATTAATCTATAATGTAGTAATGTCTTTTAATTGTAAAGAGATAACTCTAATTAACTTTCTAATAGCTTTTTACAAGAATAGACTAGAATTATTTAGTGATATAATTAATCAAAAAACACCTCTTTCTTTAAGACTCTTAGATTGGTTAGTAACTAATTATTCGAAAAAGTACAATATTACATATCCCCTGAAATACAATTCCGAAACTATTTACTTTAATATATACATCGACTATAAAAATCAATTGAAAGCCTATTCAAAGAAATTTTTTGATCCATTTTGCAGACAAAAAAGACTTGTAATAGATTCTAATACGTTTAAATGGAGAACTTACACAACTGAAGAAGACATCACCAAAAAAGACATAGTTACTACCGTGGGTCAACTAAATTTTTTTAGGTGGTTTATAGAAAATAAAGTAATGGATTATGCGTTATGTAATGTAGAACTTATAGATAGTGATATGATGGCAACCGTAACCTCTAAGAAAAGGGGAAAACGTAGTGTATTGTCTCCGAGTGCTATGAAAGGTATATATACTAACGATTATGATATTACAATTAAGTTTAAACCTTAATAAATAAATATAAAAATAAAGTGTATTGTAAATTACAATGGATAAGAATCCACTAAGAGTTTGGTTATTCTCTACGGGTAAAATTGTTAAGAACACATCTGATAGAAATGTAACACATTATATGCTCGACGGAGGAAAACTTGATCTCACAGCCGATTACCAATTATTTCAAGAGTTATATGCTAAATACATTAACTTTAAAAACTGTATAGTTGAAAAAAAGACAGATGTATTCAGATTTTTTATTGATTTTGACATTCTTTCTACAGAAATTCTTGATATAAATACTTATGCTGTATCTGTACAGAATGTAATGTGTAATATATACAACAACCCCAATTTGAAGTGTATTATAACAAAAGCTGACAATCCAAAAGAAATCAAGAAAGGTGACAATGTATTTATAAAACAGGGATACCACTTTAATTGGCCGGACATCACGGTCAATAAAATAGTAGCTCTTAGAATAAGAGAAAATATACTAATTTCTTTGAATACTATTTACGGTAAACCAGAAACATTCTTCGATTCTTGGGATAAAATAATAGATAAATGTGTATATGATAAAAATGGTCTCAGACTTGTGGGATCCGATAAGTGTACATACTCAGATGGGAAATATACTTATGAAAACCGTGTTTATAATTATTACGCAACATACATTGGTAATAAACTTTCAGAAGAACACGACAATACATACAAATGTAATTTATTGAAAGTAATCCAAGACACGAGTATCAGAACTGATACACAAGAGATTACTGAATTTCACGATCTTCCAGAATATGAAGAAACAGAAGAAGACTTTGAATCAGATAATTCTGGTAATTTTACTTTGTTGTCAAATGAAAATTCTCAGAAAAGTAGTATTCTACGTTTTTTTAAGAATCATGTCACGGGATACCGTGTAGAAGACATTCGCGGGATTTTAAAATCAAATATGTACGATACATTATATCTAATTAATACAAAATCTAAGTATTGTCAGAATAAATGTGGGTATCATACAAATAATCACATTTATTTCAAACTAACACCGGCAGGTATTTGCCAGATGTGCATGTCCGAAAATGACGGAGAGCCCGATGATAACGGAAATGTTATTAATTGTAAAAATTTTGAAAGCGGTCGTATTCCATTGTCTCATGATTTAATGTCTTCTCTCAAATGGGGTGTAAAACAAGACAGTACAAGAGAAGGAGAAAATGTAAGTCTAGTATCTTTAATGATGGACAAAATCAGTGACAATTTATCAAATAAAAAAGCTATTGTAGGTCCTAAAACGAGAAAAAAGAAGTAAAAAGTATAATTACAATACCTAAAAGAATTCCGATTGCTGTTTTTCCAAGAAATCCCGGCGAACCATCTATAAACAAAAACGGAGCATTATTAGATATAAATGTATTCATCTGCTCAGAATTTAATACTAGATAAACAAGAGTTATAAATAATACCATTTTGATATTTTTATCAGTGTATAATCTTTGATATACTGATAAATTTACATCTGGAGGTTTCTCAATAGGAAGAGATACATTTTCTTCTTTTTTATTAAATTCTAAATTTACATCACCTGATACGTCAGGATTTACATTATTAGCTGACATCAAATCTTTTACAGAACATTCAAAACTTGACATTGTTATTTACACATTTGTATTTATTTTAAAATCTAAATGAAAACGAATTACATTTCCCGATTTAATTTAAAAAAAAAAATAAATTAAATATAATAAATAATGGGCATTAGCAACGTAGCCGTTAAAACCTTTGACTCAACTGGTTCACAATCTTTGTGTAGAACAAATGAATATAAAGGAGATGAAGAAGTAAAGTCTTCTTTTATTTCTAAGTGTCAAAAAAATTACATTTCAGGATCTGGAGAAACTGTTATACCCGGTAGTTTAAGGCAATTTCCTAAATTAAAATCTGTAGATACATTTTATGTAAATTCTGATACTGACGCTATTTCTGATATAACTTTTAATGTAGAATTCAAATTGAGAAGGCCTTCTGGAGTCACGACCTCACACTGGAGGGCTACTGTAACAAAAGATATTATATTATCATTAATTGACAGGGTTGAAATTAAAATAGGTAGTTTAAATGTACAGACACTTACAGCCGACGACATATACATTCGAAATTTAACAGAACTTGGTAAACCATTTTCATTTAGCGCACCTTTTCCAGAGCCCGACAACACGACGCACACGGGGGAAGAGAGTGTGAAGGAACAAAGACCAACCTTACCCAGTAATGTATGGAGATATCTTCGGGCTCTCACCGCCGATGTTTTAAAGATTCAAGCGGCCTGTTCTATCCCTTTTATAGGTAGAAGCAATGATATGTCACGTTCTTTGCTACAAGCAGGAGCCTTGACAAATGCTTTAACTGTAAAGGTTTATTATAATAATATTTATAAGGACAATGCCACTCCAGGAAATTCACACTTCCAAATTCTTTCCGCGGGGAACGCAACCCAGCAGTATGAGGACGCG